CAGCACAAACTGCGACAGAAAAAGCAAACGAGGTCGCACAAGTTTCGGGAAAGATTGATACGGCGGTAAGTCAAGCAAACGCAGCTACAAAGGCTGCAAATGAAGCTGCACAAAAAGCGGAACAACAAGCCGGGCTTGTCGAGCAGAAAGCAAACGGAAGAGGCATTACTTTTTCTGTGACAAGTGCTGGATTACTCAATGTAAGTAAGGAGGACTAATATGAGCGGAATAGACATTATATCAGATACAACAGGGCAAGCTATTGTTGAAAGCATTAAAGCCCTTGGTACAAAATTAAGTGAGGGAAGAGTTATTTATGGTGTTCACATCAATGGTGCAGATAGTAACCCAAAAACAAGAGTCACATATTTAGCGGACGCAGTAGGCATGACTCCGGCACACATGAATTTCACGAGTGGAACTTTTGATTATGGTTCATGGGCGAATGCCTTTTTTATGCCGAAGCCATGTATGCTTAAAACGAATGGACAGGTTGACTATTATCTCAATGAAAACGACTTGGCTAAAAAAATAGATGGCAGTGCGTCAGATATAGCAAACATTGATTATGATGGAAATGCCATGATGGAGTGGGGAAATGGCACAGACATTATATGGTGGAAAATTGCGCCCGACAAAGGCAATCCAAACAGTGCAAGCCTTTATGTTGCCAACTACCAAGCTGATAAAGATTTTAAAAATCTGAATTTCATTGACATTAACGGCAATGAAAAATCTCATTTTTATACACCAATTTATAACGGCTCGCTTGACAGTGACAATAAGTTACGCTCAATAAGTGGTCAAACAGTTATTAAATCGAAAACAGCCAGTCAAGAAATGACATATGCAAGAGCTAATGGTACAGGCTATGAAATCGAGCAGTACGTTGATATGCTCTTGATTAATATTTTACTTATTATCATGGGAAAATCTACCGATACGCAAGATGTATTCGGACGAGGCATGAGTGAGAATGCCAGTGATGAAAACTTATTGCTTAAGACCGGCACAATGAATGACAAAGGTTTATTTTGGGGCGAAAATGCTGGAAAAGCCGGAGTTAAAATATTTGGAATGGAGAATTATTACGGCAATCAGTGGCGAAGAACAGCTGGACTTATCCTTGCTAATGGTACGGCAAAGGTTAAATTATCCCCATCCGTAAAAGACGGAAGTAGTGCAACCAACTACAACACTGACGGAACAGGATATATTGAGATACCTAATTCAACTCCTAGTGGTACAAGTGGCGGATATATCAAAGATATGTTGTATACGGCATTAGGCATGTTTCCAACATCAATTACAGGCTCATCATCGACCTATTATCCTGATGGCTGTTGGTTTAGTATTGCAATTATAGCCTTTGCTCGTTTCGGTGGTAACCTGTACGCCGGCCGTTTTTGTGGCGCTTCCTGCGTGGACTTGAACAACGTGGCTGGTAGCGTGTGGAGGGTCTCCGGGGCTTCTCTTTCCTACAAATAACTTGCAACTATTAAAATATTTACAGATTTTGGAAAACTAAAGCACAAAATTTCAACAACAGACAGAAAGGCAAGGTGTATTGAATATGACAGAATACAAGCTCGTAGAGAGTATGCAATCAGACAAACCACTTGACATTGACACAACATCTTCTCCGAATATCGTTTATCAGCGAAAAAACATTAAATCGGTTGAAGCGACAGGTAGCGAGGATGATTTTACTTACAAACCTAAGCACTGGGAGTACGAGGAGCGTGAGCTGACACAGGACGAATACTCGCAGTATCTTATTGCTATGGAACAGGCAAAAGAGATTAATGAGCACTCTGATGAAGAAGCAATAGACAACTATACAAGGCAGTTAATGGATGAGGGGGTGCTTTAATATGAGAATTTTAGTCGAAAGCCTTAAAAGGCTATATGAGAGTGACAGAGTAACCAAAGAAGAACTACTCGACAGGGTAGCAAGCGGTAAAATATCGCAAGAGGAATATGAGTACATTACTTCACAATTAGAATAAAAAAGGAGAGGGAAACCTCTCCATAGTTCAATGAAAAATAAAATCAAGCCACATCAGCGCAGAAGCAACAATGCCAAAGATAGAACCGCCATGATTGTGTGGAATTTCATTCTTAGATGCTAAATCAATTATTCCGAGAATAATTGAAGCAATAGAGCAACACACAAAAATTAAGCCAAACATAGCAATAAAAAGGTCATTGTCCACCGGAAAGAATCCTATTTTTGTTGCAATAAACATTATAAGCGGAACAGCTATGAGAATGCCACTTGTGAAGCTTGCCGTTGAATTTTGCTTAACGAATGGCTCATCTTTTTGGCACAGCTCTACATAATATTTGGCTGTTTCAAATGAAACTAAAGTCTTTTGCGATATTTCATTACAAGCCATGCCTAAGTTACCATTATAATGCTTGATTATATCATTAACATTGATTTTTTGACCATTGATGACGTAGGAATTGCATTTATTTGTTTTTGCCATATTAACATCTCCTTTTGTAGTTCTTTTTACCATTCTATTCTTTACAGTCCATGTTGTCAATATTCGACAAAATAAAACACTTTAAAGCGCTATAGTAATGATGTTCTCAAATAAGAGAACTCTTCAAGTTTCGGTAGGGCGGTGGATTTTTCTGCCGTCCTTATTGACGTTTAAGAACAAATGTTCTATAATTGATGTATCGGAGGTAGTGCTGTATGGAATATAAGGATGAAATAAAGAAACTAATTGATGGTATTGAAAATGAAAAACTACTCGACTTTTTGCTAGGCTTCATAAAGTCAGCAATTAAGCGGTGGGGATAAAAAATAGAGGTAGGAAAACCTACCTCTGCAAAAGGATTTATCTGAAACGATTGCCACAATTCAAACAGATAAACTCGTCAACGGCATATCCGCTTCTTGCCTTTTTCACAACCTTTTCTTTTTATTAACAAGTGTAAAAGGTCGGAGCGGATTTAGATTTGCCGTGTACCTAGTTTTCGTCTTTTCAGGACGAGCACCATAAATTTGTTGACCGGCATATTGAAAATGTGTCGAGCCACAATATGGACAGCACTTCTGTCCTTGTTCATTATACCTTGTATTCTCACTATTACTATTATCTATATCTGCTAATTTTTCAAGCAAAACAATCAATCCCACAAGCATAATCACTAAAAGTATTACATACATAATAAATCCCCCTTATTTTAAATTTCTCAAAATCTGCATTATAGCTTTTTGGTTATCTTCTGATAGCTTTGAGTATAAGCTTATGAGTTCAGTATATTCATCTTGTCGCTTTTCCACGTTGTCGGGCGCAGTCTCTTTGCCCGTAGTAAAATAATCGACAGTTGTGCCTAAAAAATCAGCAATTTTCTGCATATTCTTAGTTTTTGGCTCGCTCTTTCCTCTTTTCCAATCAGATAGAGTCATGTTTGAAATGCCTGTAGCTCTTGCAACATCGGCATTTTTTAAGCCTTTTTCGTCTAGTAATTTCTGATAGTATTCGTACATAAAAAATCCCTCGTAAATTATTATGGAAAACTTTAAAATAATGCTTGACAATTAAAGAAAACCATAATATACTAGACCTAGATTAAGGAAAGCCTTAAAACCTAGGTTTTAATTTTGTTATTTTGTTGTCTTGGTAAGTTTCATTATAACGGATTTCCTTAATAAAATCAATATATTTTTAAGGAAAGGAGCGTAAAAAATGAATAATTCTAAGAAATATGCTCAATCATATTCGAGATTTGAGCACATTTTGAAGAAAAAGGGTATCACATCATACCGAGTAGCAACAGACTTGAACTTTTCACCTATGTTGCTTTCAGATTGGAAGAGAGATAAAAGCAAGCCAAAATTAGACACCATGATTAAAATTGCAAGCTATCTTGATGAACCGGTTGAAAGTTTCGTGGATTAGAAAGAAAGGAGCAAAAATGAAAAAACCATCTGTTTCAGATGTAGCATTAGTGCTTTCAATATTTGTTTTGCTGTTTCAGATTTTTTGCCATTTTATTTTGCCAAAGCTTTGACAAAATCAATTATTTCTGAATGATGTACAGCAAATTCCATTAAAGCACAGATGATAGAAACAGCCACAGAAATCCAACCTTTAACATCTGCCTTGCCCGATGTTTCCAATGCAATATCAGCTTGCGTTTTAGAACTTTCAGCAATCTCTTTTGCGGAATCAGCTTGAGATTTAGCGGATTGAGCCATATCGTGAAGTTCCTTGCTTGTCTTTTCGAGATAAGCAGACTGACTTTCTAAAAGCTCGTATGGAGATTTGTCTTTTTCATATGTAGGTGATTCAATTTTAGGAATTTTGTGTTGCGGAAATAATTTATCTATATTTGGGTAATTTGGTTTGTATTGCATAGTGACCTCCAATATTTTTTATACCATATACATTTTGAAGTCTTTCAACGCATTGGTACTACACAATGTTTCTTTAAATGTTCCGTCACTTATGCAGTTTAAGTTCAGCAGTTTAATCGCCATTAGCTGACGGATTGAGAGGAGTATCTAGCGTAGCACGGCATATTACCGGATATGCCAGCCATGATTTTTTATCGAGCTTTACTGCCCAAAATGCGCTACACCGATTGCTACATTTTAAATGCGACCTCGCAAATATGGAACAGGCAAAATCAAAATTGCTTTCAAGGCTTTTACCTCCTAGCGTATTTTGCCTAATATGGCACTTTTTATAGTAACGGATTTCCTAACTATTGTCAAGAAAGGAGATGGGAAATTGAATAAGAAAAAACGACAGGCGAGTTTTAAAAAACTTGACACGCTCATAAAAGCTAGAAACGTTTCGTTTTACAAACTGTCGGAAGAGCTTGGAATGGCACGGAGTACTTTTTCGGATTGGAAGTCAGGAAAATCAATGCCAAAAACAGACAAGCTAATTAAGATTGCTAATTATTTTGGCGTAGAAGTTTCTTATTTTATCGAGTAGAAAGGAGAAAACATGAACGATTTACAAATTTTCAATAATGAAGAGTTTGGAGAAGTCCGAATGATAGAAATTGACGGAAAGCCATATTTTGTAGCAACAGATGTAGCAACCGCACTTGGATATACAAATCCACGCAAGGCAGTTAATGACCATTGCAAGGGAGTAACGAAACGTGACACCCCTACATCTAGTGGAGTGCAATCTATGTCATACATAAATGAGGGAGATTTATACCGACTTATTATGAAATCAAAATTGCCTAGTGCAGAGAAATTTGAGCGGTGGGTAATGGATGAGGTACTTCCGTCAATCAGAAAAACAGGCAGTTATGGTATGCCAAAGACAACAGGCGGTCAGATACAGCTTTTAGCACAGGGCTATACAGAATTAGAGCAGAAAGTAAACGACATAAAAGATGATGTGAGCGAGCTTAAGGAAAACGTACCACTTTATAGTTGCGATATTGACGAGATACAACAGCACGTTAAGCGCAGAGTTGTAAATATCCTTGGTGGCAAGCAGAGCGAAGCATACAGGGATAACAGTATCAGGCATAAGACATTTTCTGACATATGGACGCAGTTAAAGCGTGAGTATGGTTGTGTATCTACTTATAAGAGTATCAAGAGGAAGTATATAGACGATGTGCATGAGTTTATTGATTGCTATGTCGCGCCTAAGTATCTTGATGAGCTTATTCAGGACGCAAACGCTCAACAGAGCTTTGCATAGTGAGGTGATTGTATGAGAAAAAGAACTTTAAAAGAGAAGTTTTGCACCGGCTGCGGCTATTCGATTTTCGGAGCATTGGCATTTGCGTTTTTCCTTGGATTATCGGTGGCATACGGAATTAAGACAGCGAGTATTATCGTTGGAGCAATCGTAACAGTATTTTGGCTGATACTGATTGCAATATGTCTCATAGAGGAGGGCGAACCGCATGAGAAGAAAAAGGATATTGATGTTATCGACTTTAATAATTGGAACTATGACCTTAAAGCCAATAGCAACGAAAGCAGATAGTAAAGTTGAGCTGACAGCCGGTGTTACTTCCTATTTAAATGATGTAATGCTAGGAAAGATTGAGCCGACAGTAGTTCAGAATGAGCCGGTTGTAGTTGAGCAGACCTATGTAGAGCCGACAGTTCCAACTTGCCGTAAGAAATACAGTTGTAGCCGGTTTAAGAAGCTAGGGCGAGTCAGATATGGCAATTACACTTATACGTGGTACTCACAGAGAGTGTTACCTGGAGGCGGTCTAAATATTCCGGGTAGACATCTGAATGAGCACGGATTAGTAGTTGATGAAAACGAGTACGTTGTGATTGCAAGTGATGATTTACCACACGGAACTGTAGTTGATACTCCAATAGGCATACAAGGGATTGTATATGACGAGGGAAGTGGAAATGGAAATCTTGACATCTACTGCGATTGGTAGTCAATTGAAACGTCAGAGTGCTAACGATTACCTACAAGAACTATATCGAGCTAAACGGCACAAGGACAAATCGTTTGACTTTCAAGCGTTACTAGATAAAGAAATGGAGAAACTGAATGAGCGACAATGTAAGAAGGATTAGACTAGGCGATACACGATACAGATTGAAGCCATTAACAAGAGAGCAGAAGCTATTGCTCAACAAAGCTCATTACGTGGCGAGCGAGTGGCTTTTTGTATCGGAGTCGGATTCATACTTAAGAGTAGTTAAAAAATCGAGCCTACACGGAAATTTGATTCTAAAAACCATAAACAAATAGAAAGAGAGGAAATGCAATGAAGATTACACACATTTTTGCACAGAATTTTTGTAAATTCTATGGCAAAAACACATTAGACACAGATTTTTCAATGAAAACTGTGTTGTCCGGTCAGAATGAAGTCGGCAAATCGACAGTTAAGAGAATTATTCTTGATGTGCTGAATTGTCACGATGAGAATGACAGAGAGATTACAGGCATAAGACCGCATGATGAAAACGGAGTCGAGATTGACGATGTTGACATTGTAAGAGCTGTTACCTTTGAGATTGACGGAAAAAGAAAGACTTTGAAAAAAATCACAAGACAAGGAAGAAATAAGGACGGCGAAGTTTGTTCGGGACATACAGATTACTATGTCAACGATGTTACATACAAAATGGTTGAATACAACGAGTTTATTAATGATAATATCGCAGACCTCAAGATATTGCCATTTTGTCTTAACGCTATGACGTTGTTGCTTAAATCGCCAACAAACCAAAGAATAGCGCTCTCAACTTTTTTTGGCACACACAAAAATCCTGAAATCTGCGATATGTTTCCACAGTTTGCTGAACTTAAGCCAATGTTTGACGATGGGGATGTAGACCAGCTCAAAAAAGTATGCCGTGGCAAACTAAACGGCGTAGGCGGTAGAAATGGCTCAAAAGGACTCGTCAAGGAAAGAGACGAAATCTCAACAAGGATTGATACAATTCATTCCACCAATGAGTATACAGACCTTGCAGAACTTGAATTGCAAAAGAAAACCTATGAGCCACAGCTTAAGGAGATTGAAGATAAGCTGTCCGATTACAACAAGATTTTAGAAGATAAGCAGAAAGCTACAGAGGATATTATGAACCTTAAATTTGAGCTTTCAGACATGGAAAGAAAAGCCAATGCTGAAAATCAGAAAAAGCGCATGGAGCTACAGTTACAGCTTGATGACTTCAATGCTTCAATTCGCAAAGGAGAATCAATGATAAGAGCTAAAAAAGCTAACATTGAAAACTCCGAAGGAGAGATTAGATTTTGTGCAGAGAAATTGGAAAAGGTACGTGCTGATTGGAAAAAAGCAAAAGAGCTTGCCTTTGACGAGAGCAGTATCAATTGCCCGATGTGCGGTCAGAGATTGCCGGAAGATAAGATAGAGAGCATGAGAAATGAGTTTGACGAGCGAAAAGCAAAGAACCTTAAAGAGCTTGAAGATAAGGGAAATGCATTGTCAAGCGATAGCAAGAAGCTTAAACAGGGCATTGAGGATAAGAAAAAAGAGATAGCTGACCTCGGAGCAGAACTTAAGGAGCTGACAGAAAGGCGTGATATTGTTGCTAAAGAGCTTAGCAAAGTACCTACTGATGTTGATATGACAGGCAACAGTGAGTATCAGGCACTTAAAGCTAAAATCGAGGAAAAAGAGAAAGCTCTTGCAGATGAAAACGATACATCGGAGCTTATCAGAAAGCTCAAAAACGAGCGAAATGAACTGTTAAGGCAAGTATCGTCAGTTAACACCAAGATTGAGCTTGGTGTGGCGAATAACAAGCGTATAGACGATAGCATAGCCGACCTTGAGGATAAGAGAAAAGACCTCAATCAAGAGATAGCTGATTGGGAGAGAAAACTTGACTTGCTGAAAGAGTTTACACGTAAGAAAAACGAACTCTTACAGGCTGATGTTAATAAGTATCTGAATTTTGCCACAGCAAAGCTGTTTAGACCGCTCTTAAATGGTGATACCGAGGAGTGCTGCGACTTTGTTTACAATGGTGAAGCATATGCAAGAAATCTCAATCATGGTGCAAGGATGTTAACGGAAGTTGACATATGCCGAGCTTTTCAGAAAGTGGCAAACGTTAATTTCCCAATTATTATTGATGATACAGAGAGCGTTGACGATTGGAGAATACCACAGATTGATAATCAGTTGATTATGTTGAAGCATACACAGGACAAAGAGCTTGTGATTGAGGCGGTGTGATATGAAATTATACTTTTACTTCTTGGATACTTATGGTAGGAATCCTAAAGGTTTATGCGTTGAGGAATGCGAAGCGAAAGAGAAGCCCAAGACATACAAGGCTGTTGATGGAATTTTTCCAAACGGCTATGGTACGGTAAGGAAAGATGATGTTGGGCGAATAACTGATTTTGACCGCTTGTTCCTTACAGAGCCTAACTTTGAATATGCAAAAGAGGCATTCCGAAACAGGACAGAAAGAAGAATTGCAGACAAATTGAAAGAAATTGAAGAACTCAAAGTTGAATTAAAAATAATAAATGAAAGTGAGGTATAGAAATGATTAAAGCAGAAGACGGAGAAGTTACATTTAGAGGCATAAAAAGCCATGTTATGGCAGAGGCGGTTACTGTTTTACGTGCGCTTAAAGAGACAGTTTCAGAGGAAGAGTACAAAAAAGTGATTAGACTTGCTGATAAAAGCGAGAAGCAGTTGAGTGGCAAAACCGAGAGAATGAGAGAAGAAACCGAGAGAATGAAAGAAGAACTCAAAAAGTTACTTGGATTATAGGAGGTTCAACATGAGTATTAAGAAAAGAAATTATTACATGGGCGGTAAGAAACATACTGTAGAGCTTAAGTATGACGGATATATGTATACAGTTATATCTGACGGAGTTTTATTCAAGCAGACAGCTAATGAACTGTTTGCGGTTCAGGTTTTCAATGAGATTTAGGAGGATTAATTATGGCAGAGAATACACAGATAGTTGAGTATGAATCAAATGGGGAAATGGTAAAAATTTCTCCAACAATGATAAAAAGATACCTTGTAAGTGGCGGCGGCAATGTATCTGACGGAGAAGTAATGATGTTTATGTCATTATGCAGATACCAGCACTTAAATCCGTTTTTGAGAGAAGCATACCTTATTAAGTATGGAAGCAACGACCCAGCCACAATAGTTACTGGAAAAGACGTTTTTACAAAGAGAGCCAATGCAGACCCACGATATAAGGGAAAGAAAGCAGGAATTATTGTAATTAAAAAGGACGGAGCCGTTGAAGAGCGAGAGGGAACAATGGTTTTACCTAACGAAACTATCGTAGGTGGCTGGGCGAAAATCTTTATTGACGGAAAAGAGGACGAGTATCAGTCAGTAGGCTTTGATGAGTACGCAGGAAGAAAAAAAGATGGTTCGCTTAACAGCCAATGGGCGAAAAAACCAGCCACAATGATTAGAAAAGTAGCTGTTGTGCAGGCCTTAAGAGAAGCGTTTCCAGATAGATTTCAAGGTTTATATGCACAAGAGGAATTTCGAAATGTATCAGATGTAAAACTTGATACAGAAAAGGTTGTTGCTGATGAAATCAAAGAAAACGCAAATAGCGTAGATTTTGATGAGGACAGCATAATTGATGTAGAGCCGACCGACACAGCCGACAAGCAGTCAGAGGAACTACCGCCATTCATGCAGAGTGAGGAGAGCTGATATGAGAGTAATTTCACAGACAGGAAAAACAGATGTTCCTTATGAGAATTTTGTTTTTTCAATATTAAATAGTAGTGGTGGAAATTATGGAATTGTTGCAGTTAAAAATGTCGCAGAACCGCCGGAAGTGTTTCTGAACAGTCTTATTGCAACTTATTCCACCAAAGAAAAAGCAATTAAGGCTATGGGAATGCTTAGAAAAGTGTATGAAAATAATGTGTTTTATCATTGCACAGCCAGTTCAAAGCGTTTTGAAGAAGTACAGCGTATTTTGAGCGAGGAACAATTTCGGAAAGCTACAACAGAGTACTTTCAGTTCCCACAGGATGATGAAATCGAGGTGTGAGTATGGCAAAACACACAATGCAGGAATTATACCAATGGCAGGCATTACCGCTGAATATCAAGGTTTTAATGACAGCGGAGAGAATAAGAAACTGGGTAAATGAATTTGGCGAAGATGGCGTGTATCTGTCATTTAGCAGTGGCAAAGACAGCACAGTTTTAGGACATATAATCAGAGTAGTTTGCGGATATAAAAATATTCCTTTTGTGTTCGTAGATGTCCCGACACAATATCCAGAGTTGAAGCAGTTTGCCAAGACTTTTGATAACCTTGTGATTTTAAAACCTAAGATTTCATTTGCAAAAGTTTGTGAAAAGTATGGATTTCCGATATTTTCAAAGGAAATATCAGAATGTGTTGCATATAGCAGGAAATACATTAGAATCCTT